GGTTTAAAGACAACTAGATTTGTTATTATAAAACAATACTATGGCTAATATTCTGAACGAGGGACTATCTCGTACCCTCGGTATTGAATTTGAATTTAAGTTAAGGCTCCAGACTCTGCTTGCAGAGTTTAAGGATGATCCCCTTGTTCGATACGTAAACGGTGCATCTGGCACCGAGACTGCTCAATACACTGCAGCTACTGCTGCATTAACAAAATTTATCAAATGTGGACCTTCCATGGGTTTTGAAGCTAAGCGCAACGCTTACGCTGTCCTAGAGGAAGTAGTCACAGCTCTTAAGAACTCCGGCAAAGTCCCAGCAGCTGACGACACAGCACTAACCTCTGAGCTAGTGAATGTCACTCGTTTTGTAGGTCTTGAAGGCGAAGAGGACTTCCACTTCATGGTGGCAGTATTTAATCTTTGCGAAAAGGTCTCTGGAGTGGTTGGCGAAGTTGAGACTGAAGTCAACGAAGGAGTCGCTGCTACTGGCGGAATCACGACTATCGTCCTACTCGACGGTGGATCTGGATACACAATGGACGGATCCGATGGAGACGAAGCAGCCTATAAGGTTCTTCTCTCTGGTACCGAAGATACTGGAAACGGGACTGGAGGCAAAGCAACTGTGGTCCTCGAAGGTGGTATCATCACTGGAATCACTTCAGTTGATACGGCCGGTTCTGGATACTCTGTTGGCGACATTCTCGTCCTTGAAGTTGATACTGGAGCTTCTGGACAGGGATCGGGTACGCTCGATACCGAAGCACTCGTCGAAGTCACTGCTGTTTCCTGATAAAAAACTAAATAATACTTTGCCCCTCAGAAGGAGATCCCTTCTGGGGGTTTAAAGTATCTATAGCATATCTGTTTACCTTGAGTAATTTATATAGATGCCACGCTAGATTGGCATATAAGCCATTTAAATCTAAGTACGCCATTGTCTTTGAAGAGAGGCAGATTCAGTCAATGCGCGTAAACTTAGTTGCCAATTTTTCAGATATCGTGAAAAATGATGGCGGTTTTGCTACTCAACTATTTAATAGAGAAGCTAACACGTGCGTAGTAACACTTTCCGATCCCTACCTTGATGGCGTTGCCTGGACTTCTCTAAATGAGATTAACTCTTTTACTGGACTAGGCACTGCTGCTAACCAAGATGCTCTTACCGGGTTCTTAAAGAGGAAATGTAAACCAGGAGAAAGCCCGGCCAAAGGTTGTTTTCCCTACGCTTTAATAGATTCTCAAGGAAGTGAGTCTAACTTAGCAACAACTGAACGTTCTAAGCCTACACTAGTATTAACTCTTTGGTACGTTATAGGTGGGGATAAGAATCAGGTTATTGAGACTACATTTTATTTTGATCTAGTTTCAACAAATATAAAGCATGGGATTAGTGGGGAACCCACAGTAACACTAAGCGGTAGGAATGCTTATGACGTTAAGTTTCAACAGAACCTTCAGCCTACTTTCTTTGACCAAGGAAAGAATTGGGTAGATGAGTTTAATGAAAAGCTGTTCTATGACGCTGAAGGATTTAAAGTAGAAGACGTATGTTCTGATTCAGCTGAAGAAGTGAAGATGGATAGGGTCTACCGGGTAAATAATCTCACACCAGCAGAGATCCTAAATAAATTTATGAGCACAAAGCCAGGCTCCCAAGTTTTATCTCTACCAACAAAAGAGTTTGCAAATAAAATACAGATTTGCACTAAAGCAGATAACTTGTGCTACGGAAGCACAGTGTTTTATCTTGGTAAGGGTCTCTATGAACAATATAAGATAAGTGCACAGATCCCAACTTCTGATGTAGGAAGGAATTCAAAGGCCGCTCCTCCTAAGATTGAAGGTCCAAAAGGACCAGACACAACATATAGCGTCTCCATCCCAGACCCAGAAACCACAGCAAATCAACTAAAAGATGTTTCTGCAGACGCCTCTACAGTGTTTGCTCCTCAATTTGTTGGCGTAGAAGACTATTCTACTACTGATATTTGGAAGGGCTCCGGAAACAAAGAAACTTTTAAGATAGAAAAGCTAGAGAAGGTCGCGGCGTACGGCGATGCCAAAGGGCCCATAGCTTATTACGGCGGTGAAGTATTAAATGTAAACAATGAAGAGAAGTCAGTTAGAATAAAAAGCAACTTCTATATACAATACTGTGACTCTAATGATAAATGTAATAGAGCAACTTTGTACCAGGAGTACAAGAAACTAAGTAGTATATCAGTCAAAGAGACCGACAAACTAGCAGTGAATGCCTCTATAGGAGAAATAGAGTCAGGTGATCCACAAGAAGTATCTAAGACCAAGTTCTATGTTCAATTGAGCACAGGAGAAGAGGTGGTAATGGATCCTTCTTCGATTCAGTCTATGATCTCAGTATATAAAGGAGACTCCGACAAAGAAAACGAAGAAGAAGCACCTACAGACGGTAACGAAGATCTTGCTAAAAAAATTGTTGCAAGAGTGGGTTGGACAGGTAGCGTTGTGCCTGCCGGAGAGAACGGGACGCACCTTCACACTGAGTGGCGGCCTAACTCTAGGAGTATCTCTCGAGCCGACGTAGAGAAATACATAGAACTAGGAAGTAGCTACAGTGTAACAGGTAGTTATGGTGAAGATCGCGGAAATCGAAAACACGCGGGAATAGATTTTGGTGGTATGGAGCCCGGCACGCCAATATATCTAAAGGGCGGTGCTACTGTGGCTAATGCAGTTACAGTGTGCAAGAACGGGGATACAAACTGCTCGGGCGGATTTGGTAATAACCTACTCATAAATACGCCAGAGGGACAAATGCTTCTAGCTCATTTACAGCCAGGATCTATTGATGAAGGCATTCCAGAGTGGGACGGAGGGAGAAGTGTAGCTACTGCTTCTAACTCAGGGGCGGCGAAGAATGGAAATCAGCAGACATCAAGTGACCAGAACTCAACAAAGATATCCACAAGTATAAAAGGTATCCCCAAGGCTTTGAGAATACTCCCAGGTAGAACGATTTTATCTTTCATCTCTGATTATGATAGGTGGATAGAAAACGGAAAGTCATCTGACATTGATCCTAACGTTTGGATACCTGAAAAATATAAAAATTGGTACATTGATAAAATAGAATATAACTGGGACCGGGGTGATCTTAGAGTTAAGATTAACGGATATGTACCCTGGCTATTGCAAAATAAAGGCTTAGATGCCGTTCCTAATTGGAACACTCACAAAGAAAACAAAGGCTATTCGGATTACTACGACTATATGAGATCTGGTGGAGATCTATGTTATATTAACAAAAACAATAAAGACTCTTGCTCTGAGTGTAGCAAGACTAGACAAAGCGCTCTTGCGGACGGATCGTCGGCTGAAGAGATAAATAGCAGTTTTGCCAAGGGCAAATTTACTTACACAGGAAGTAATCAACAAGCTGTGCAAAGTTTGATAAATGCTTCAGAGGCCGCAGGAGTAAAATCCAATATAGGTCAAGCGGCCATCGTAGGTAACGCACAGAAAGAAAGTTTTGCAAGTTTAGATCCTACAGCTGTGGGGGACAATGGAACTGCTTTAGGAGTTTTTCAGTGGAGAGCCGATAGGCAAGATAACTTAAGAGCTTTAGGAAATGCCCCACTATCCAGGGATCAGCAGATGAGATGGTTTGTAAAAGAGATGCAAAATTATCCTGATCTAGTTAATTATTTAAATAGAAACGACATAACATTAGATCAAGCTGTAAGAGAGTTTGGCAGAGTCTATCTAAGGCCCGGTACTCCAGTCTATGAAGATAGACTTAAAAATGCTCAAAATATATTTAATAACATGAGATAAAATGCTAGTTCCTGTGATAGGCCTTGCCAGATTCTTTCTAAGAGAGGCGCTACTCGACGCAAAAAATATAATAGAGAAAGACGCTAAAAGAAAAATCTTGCAGTCAGCTTTCCCCGCCGTAAGAGATTTATTAGCAGAACAGCTTGCCGAGTCTTACTCTAACTATATAAAAGACTTGTCCACGGGGTATGTCCAGGCAGTCGCGGACATGAGCCTAGAGGCGAGTGTAAAAGACGAAGATAGCGATAAGCTCGTAATAATAGCAGAAAATGCCTTAAAAGAACTCGAGGTATTTCTTGAAGAGCAGGACCAAGATGGCCCTATTATCACCTATATAAAGAGGAGGTACGAGGAAGAAGGCGTAAGGAAGATCACCGGAAGGTTGTTTGCAGGGCATTATATCCGCAAGCAATCAGAAGGAGCATTTAACATTTATAACAGGATGGCTTATGCACCTCTTGTTGATAAGAACAAACCCTGGCTAAGCGGAGAGACCACAGCACAGGGCGTTAGTGATATAATAGCAGATAAAGCAAATAGCATATTTGAGAAAGCATTTGATATCGATCTATCTGGAGAGGATATCTTAAGAAGCTAACCGTAGTACTTAGATCCCTTCTTTAAGTTTTCTTTAGCAGATAATACCTGAAGAGTCGCATTCATCATATGATAATCAAAGAAAGCCTCGGCTACTTCAGTGTTTTTTAGATAGCACTTAGTACCCCTGCAGTAGACATCTACGTTCTCTAAGTCTATCTTATAATCTCTACAAAACTCTTGGACAATATTTTTAAACGCGTATCTATGGTCTATATGAAACTCGCCAGCGTTTATAGCTTGTCCTGATAAAGCACATTTTATCTTGTGCCCCATAGAACCCTGCAACTGACGCAGCACGCTTTTTCTGTAGGATATAATTTGTGGCTCTATGATTTGTCTCATAGCCACAAGAGCTTCTTGCTTATTCTTCTTGTACTCTGGTATAGGTTTCTTTCTAGGGAACAGTTCTTCGACTATCTTTCCTTTACCTAACCATACCTCACTCTTTGACTTAGGGGTTATCATTACAATGCCCCTAACAGCCCTTCCTTGAAACTTCTTGTTTCTTATTTTATACTTCAACCCAACTCTTGAATGAAGGAGCTTCCACTTCTCTATCTTGCTAACAACCTCATGGACAAAGTCAAAATCTGGAGGTTTTACAAAGTAGTTGCATTCTGTGCCTTTGACGATTTCTGACCACTTTTTCTCGAACCCTGTTTTTGTATAGTCTTGTCCCAGGACTCGAACGACTTGTCTGCCCATAATACATAATTTATTAGTTTTGTGGAATAGCTTTTAATATCCTCAATGTTTTTAAGGTGGGGGTTTTTCCTTAGTAGGGTGGATACAGATCTTTTCTTAACTAAGTAATCAATTAAAAATGTCTCGTCTTGAGACTCTAGGTCCGTGATCCTAAATAACAGCTCATTGTGGTTTGTTAGAAGGTCCCCAAAGTTTGTCTCTGTATTCTCAGAGGATTCCATTATACAGTTTTGCTCTGTAACAGGATTAAAACTCATAGTAAACGCGGTGCGAACCGTATCGACTTTCTTCACTGGAATCTTTAGATCATCGGCTATCTCTTGATTGGTGATGTTTGGGTTTTTAATCAAATACTTTCTGATCTTCAGATATAAGTCTGAATAAGAGCGAGGCATCTTCACCAACCTAGAGCTATCCCTGAGATAGTTAAGCATGTGAAATTGCAAACATCTATTAACCCAAGTAGAAAAGTTTGCCCCTTTGCTTTGATCCCAGGTATCATAGATACGTACAATGTATTCTAAGGCAGCATCTCTAAGCTCCTCAAATGGCAGCCCTGTGAAATTAGAGATCTTCCTAGCGACCTGGTCAGCTTTCCACATCTGAGAGATAATGTGCTCATCGCGTTTATCTCTGGCCCTCTTAGACCTGATTCTCTTCTGTGCTACCTCTGTCATTTCTCGATGGATCCTATGATAAAATCTTTTAGCTGTCCAACTGCAAGCATTCCTTCGGTGCTTAAGCCAAGGAGACCTCCGTCTTCGTTGAATACTGCAAAATTGGGAGTGCCGTCGCATTCGATCTTATCGCAAAATTCCCAGTCATCGGCAGATACATCCCACTCGCCAAAACCTATGGAGTGGTGGGGGTACTCTTCCGCGAGTTCGTTCGCAGACTTTGTCCAAATGGGCTTCATAGCCTCGCAAGCGGCACAGCTTGGTTGCTTAAAAAAGACCACTCTATACTTAAATTTTTGTTTTTCTGTCATTGATATTAATAAATAAGAATAAAACGCGTGCGCTCGTAGTTTTATCCTACAAAACTAAGAACTACGTAAATTATACCACGTACTAAAGATAACGCACACCGCCCGCGTTTCGCACGTTTCTCTTATCACCTAGTAAGTTACTAAGCGAAGATGATTTCCTATAAGACGGATCGTAGGTTAACTTGGGCAGGGAGGATCTTATGCCACCAGATGTCATGGTGCCACCCATTAACTCGTCTCTATACACCGTTATCCCATATACAAAAGCATCTACGAAGTCATCGTTTTTAATGAAAGGAAAAGACGTAAGTTCATTTAGCCTATCCTGAAGGTTGGGGATGTTTTCGTAGATGCTGACGCATCCATCTTCCACTAGAGGAGCAACAGAGTTTGCTCTCAGTACTTTATCTTTAGACGGTACGAGTTCCTTGATTTGTATAGTAAGCGTTGACTTTAAAGTCTGGATAAGAGGCACTCCACTAGCTCTACCCTCTATATATACACATCTGATTTTCCATTGCTTAACAATTTTAGGTATGAGCTTTTGAAGATCTGGGAACTCCATCCTTTCCATGACCACGTGCAAGAGCCTTAGCCCTTTACTTTTATCTAATCCCCAGACACAGATCGCAGTGAAGTCGTTCATACTCTCGGCCTTATAAGCCGTGTCTATGGTGGCATAGATATAAGAATACTTTACTTGTTTGTCATAGGTCTCCAGCCAATGCTCTTTAAATATCGCGCCGGCGTCACCAGCGGGTTGTCCTTGGTACAGTGAGTTGAAATCTCTCTCACCGATTGACTTCTTGATTGCCTGAAGATTCTCTATAGGAAAAAACTCAGGCCAATGAGACTCACCTAGTTCCCTACCTAACGAGTCGTTCTCTTCATCGACACAAATTGCCGGGACATTAAGCTCTTTCCAATTAGCCCTATCAGCACTAAGCAGTCTTCCAATCACGTCATCGCAATGAAACCTCGTGCCCATGGAGATAATGGCATGGTTGGGTAGACCACGAGTTAAGAACTGGGCCTGGACCCAACTAAACGTGCTTTCCATAACAGTTAACGAGTTACCATCTGCCAGAAGGTCATCAAGGAGCCCAACACCCGGTAGGTCCTGATCGTCAATGACTCCGTAGCCAAATCCAGTAACACTAGATCCGGCCGATGCAACCTTAATTAACCCACCATTCTCTGTCCTAAGAGCGGTGAGGTTACACTTCTCTTTGTTGATCTCGCACTCTGGGAATATCCAAGAGAACTTCTCAGAGGTTATGTAATCCATTACCGCCCTAGAGTTTTCTGTAGACAGACCTAGAGCGTATGAGCTCATGATAAACTGAGCAGTAGGACTTCGCCCTATCTGCCATGCCGGAAAGATCCGGCTAATAAGCATAGACTTACCCGTCCTTGGAGGTAAGGAGATTGCGCTATACTTGTAGTCTTTATTACCGTCTCCAATGTTCTGTAGATAAGAACATATTAGCTCATGAACGGGATAAGATTTAAATTGAAGATCTGTAATCACCTTAGCAAAAGTAACGAAGTCTGTCCTGCACTTCAGTCTTAGAAGCTCTTCTTTGTCTGTTGCCGACAAGGAAGAACCCCTCTTTTGCATATCATCTACAATCTCCCTCTCCTCTTTTAGCTCTTTCTTGTTCATTAGTTATTTGTTTTAGTAGTGTATCGAAGTCACCAGAGTTTAATTGATCAGCAGATAAAGATCTAATATTGGAAGAATTAGAGAGACTAAAGTCTTTGTAGCTGTAGTTTAATGTATCTTCTTTAGGTTGGCTTGTAGATAACTTAGCAGATAGAGAATCTTTTAAGACTTTAGACTCTGTATTTATAGTTTCTAAGTCTTGGAACGGAGCAGCAAGCTCAGGGTCTAATGATCCTAAAATACTTAACGCTTCTAATATATTTTTAATAAGGTTTATAAGAGCC